TTCTTTTGAAGTTCCTAACAGACTATTCATTACTTTTAATCCTTCAGAACCTGCAATAGTTGTTAAAAAGTAATTTCTTTGATCATCACTCATATGTTCAAGTTTAGGCTTTAATTCTTCTAAAATTTTTCTTAATCCTTTAAACTTACCATTGTTATCATAAAGAGTCACTCCAACTTTTTTTAATGCAGCATCCATATCTGGAGTTGTTTTTGAAAGTCTTGCATAAATTGATGCTAAGTTTCTTCCTGCTATAGAACCTTTAAGTCCACTATCTGCTAATAATCCTAGAATAATATTCGTCTCTTCTAAACTTTCAAAATTTCTTGAAGTTGATGCAACATACTTATATGCTTCTCCTAGCTGTGCAATACTTGTATTAGTATTATTAGCCGTTGCGGCCATAACATCCATAAATCTATCCGCATCTTGCAATGATAATCCAAAAGCACTTATATTATCTGTAAGTAAATCTGATGTACTGGCTAAATCTTCTCCAGATGCAATAGAAAGTTTTAAAAGTTTTGGTGTCATTTCCAATACTTCATTTGTTTTCATACCAGCCATAGCTTGATACATTTGAGCTTGTGCAACTTCTTGGGCTGTAAATTTTGTACTTCTCCCAAGTTCTCTTGTTTGAGTCATTAGCATATTTTCTTCAGCAGCTGTTGCTCCCATAATAGCTTTATTTCTTCTGACTTGATCCTCTAAATCTGCAAAAGCTGTTAAAGAGCTTCCAGCTATAGCACCTAATCCAACTAATCCTCCTGCAGCAACAGCTCCAAATTTATTTAAACCACTATTAACCTTTTCCCAGTTCATAGATTTAGCTTTTTGATAAAGTCCAGCAAGCCCTTTTTCTGCTTTATTTACAACTGCTGTAAATTTATCTTTAAGTTCCAATCTAGCACTTAGTACATGTTCCAAATTTTCACCTCCATATAAAAAAGAGCAGTTTAAAACTGCTCTTAATTTGATTTAATATTTATTATTTTATTTTCTTTGGATTGCCTCTCTAACAGTCCAACATTGAATTGTATCTCCAACCAATCTAATTTTTACCACACTAGCAAAATCAGCAGTATCTACTAATTCCACTTCTAATCCTGGTTTTAAATATCCCCCATCGCCGCTATTTATCAATTGATTCATATATTTTTTTAAAGCAGGCATATCCTTTGAATTAATATACATAAAGATATCATCCAATTGTTCTTTGGTTCTCGTATAAGGAAATGTACCATTCTTAGTAACATATCTTGTAGCACCAAAAGTAATAGCAGAAATAAAAATAAATAGCACAAATAAAAACTTTTTCATAAAACTTCCCTCCTAAAATGAATTTAATATACTATATTATAGCATTATTCTTTTAAAAGGTACATATAGAATAAATCTTTTTCAGAAAGTTTTCTAAGTTCTTCTAATTTATGTCCTCTATTCAAGTAATGAGCGACTGTACTTAATTTCCAGTCGCTCTCTATTAGTTTTTTGTTTCTTCAACAATACTAACTAAATCTTTTTCTCCATATCCAGAAGCTACTAATATTAAATCTGCTAGTCTATAAATAGTTGGGTCTTTTAAAACTTTGCTCACAACAGAAACAGGATTACTCCTACAACCTAGCTTTTCTATTAGCTTATCATCTCTAAAGATAGAACAAGAGTTATAAATTACTTCTAAATCTTTATCTTTTTCTTTAGATAAGATTAAATCTAAGTAATCTTCTTTGTTTAAAAGCTCACATTCTAAATCTCCATCTAATTCTTTTATATAGATTTTTATTTTTTCTCTTTTATCACTATTTATCTTTTTACTATTTTCAAGTAGCATATCTGCTGTAATTAGCATATTATCCTCCTATTTTATATCATTTTCATATTTCAAATCTTCTGGTGTAAATCCAAATGGATACTCTTCTTCTATAACTTCTCCTCTAGCAATATTGATTAAATCTATTGAATTAAACCATACATTGTCTAAAGATATTCTTTCTTCTTGCTTTCCAGGTGTATCGGGATCTGCTAAGTTAGTAACTATCCTAACTCTTGGATCATGTCCTTTTATTAATTTATTAGCTATTTTCTTACCTCTTGAATATACTTTTTCAAGAGTAATACTTCCTTCTCCCTTTAAAGCTACGATTTTACTATCCACAGATAATCCTAGTTGTACATCTTTTCTATCAGGTGTAACTTTAGCATTAACTTTAGAAAATTCTGCTATTTTTTCATTATCTATCCAAAGAGTACCATGAGCTCCAGCAATAGTATGATAACCTCTTATACTTGTATCTGCCATTATAACCTCCTATCACATCTTTATAACTAAGCTAAGATTTGCCATAGTATCTGCAAATCTAACATCACCAGTTAAGAATACATCATCTCCAGATGGATATTTTAAAATTTCCATTTCTGTCATTTCTTCTGGGTCTTTTCCATCTAAAACAATTAATCTCTTTTGTGCTTCTAAGTCTATTTCAATTTTATTATCATAGTCTCCACTTAATACATTTGGAGCCATTTCTTTAAAATAAACCTTAGTAACATTAGAACAGAAATTCATTTTATTATTGTAATCATTTATATAAATTCCTAACCAATAATTTTTAAATGTATCTCTTATATCATCAGTTATAAAACACATCCCTTCAACTATTTTGATTTTTCTTGTATCTTTCTTCCAAGTGCTATCAAAAGTAGTTTTTGAATTTACCCCATAATTAACTCTAACTTTTTCATCATCATTGTATAGAGAGAATTTACCAAGTTTTGGCTCAAAGTAATCTACTTCTTTTAAATCACTCATCACAAAGTTATCAGCAGAACGATTAAGAGGCATTCCTGCTATAAGTCCTGCTATTGCTGCAGTATACTCTTGAGCTGTAAAATCTCCATATATAGATTTATAAGTTCCAGTATTTCCTAACTCAACTATTGCAACATGATCTGTATTATTAGCAAAGCTAGATACATATTTAACAGTTTTTCCTATTGCCCCATCATTTCCAAATACTTGTTTTGTCCAAGTTACAAGTTTTTGGTCATCTGCTTGTTCTGCTCCAGGATAAGCTAACCAATTCATTTTTCTTTCTTTAAATTCACCTAGAACATCATCTATATTTTCTCCAGTTTGTAACACTCTTATTAATACTTTCTTAGCCCCATAATGCATTGCTAGTTTTATATATTTAACATTCTTAGCATCCCATTCTTTCTCTTTCAAATCCGCTATTGTTTTTAGAGTATTCCATTTAACAGTTTTCTTAGTATCTTTTAATATTAAGCAAACTATGCCTCTTTCACTTCTTTGTATAGCAGTTGTTGCAAGAGTTCTAAACTCTATATTAATGTTTGGACTAGCTTTTATTTGTCCTACTTCATTTCCCATTAATTGCTACCTCCTTCTTTAAATCTTAATTCTAAATCATTCATTAACTCATAATCATAAGGTTTTCCATATAAGTCATATAAACTTAATGTAAAGACATAATGACCAACTCTATCTACAATTTTTATATCTGTATTTCTTAGAGTTAGAAATCTATCTAGTACATGTAAAACCTTTTTACCTTCTATTTCCAAAGCATCATCTAAGTTTTCTAAATTTTCTAATATCTCCGCATTAGTTAGCTTTCCATTAGTTTTTGGATAGTAGAGAATATCAACATCTATTGTTTTTAGCTCTCTATATTCAGAGTTAAACTCTTTTTTATAGCTAACTAAGTCAATATAAAAACAAGGTTTTTTGACATTATCTATATCCTCACTGTATGGGTTTATTTTTAACTTTTCAGAAATAATCTCATTTAATGCATTTCTTATATCTGCCCATTTCATTTTTTTATCAATCCTCCATAAAAATTTTTTAAATCTTTATAGAATTTAATTTGTCTCATAGATACAGCTGTTCTAAGCATAAATCTACCTTTAATAAATTTTGTTTTGCTTCTTCCAACTCTATGACCATACTCAACATGATGAGCGTAATTAGTCATATTAAATACAATTTGAGAGAATGTATTTCCAGTTAATCTCTTTCCATTTTCTCTTTGCCAAGCATTTTTTAAAGTTCCAGTGTCGACGGGTGTTAGATTCTTAACATCTTTTTTTAAATCTTCAGCTTGTAACATTAAAAATTTTTCAGTAGCTTGTGGAGCTTTTTCTTTTATTTCTATAAGAATCTTATCGAACTCTTTAAATCCTTTAAGTTCCATAATCTACCTCATTTTCAGATACTTCTGTCAAGGATATTTCCTTATGTTTTATTATGTTGTAAGCTAAAGGTTTTGATGCCTTAAACATATAAACAACACCATCAGCTTTTCTTATAACTTTAAGTAAGTCATTTTGTTTTATATCTACATCAAAACCTACAAAGAGTTTATATTCTTGCCCACTACTATTAATCATTCCTGGTGTAACACTTCTCAACCATTTTTGTGAAAGTCTACAAGGGATATCTTTTAATATTTCTCGTTGTTCTTCATATGCTCCACCGTACTCATCCACTATTACAACAGATCTAATAACTGTAACTCTATCAGTATGCAACTTATCTAATATACTCATACAGTCCCAACCTTTCTAAATCTAAATAATTGGCTTTTCAACGATAGAAACATTTCATCAGTTGTATTATTAGATGTGTTGTATTCTATAGTTGTATCTCCTTCAGTTACTTTAGAAATATTACCTTGTAAGTTTGTTTCTTCAACAGTTTTTAATGCTAAATGCTCTGCAAATGGTTCTATAAGTTCAAGTGGAAAATCATCTCTATTCATAAAGTTTAAAGCTTTTCTAACTAAAATGGTTACTCGGATTTTCAAAATAGCCTCGTTGCTAATAGTTGTTAATTCTTTCACTTTTTCAATTATTTTGTTGTAAATTTCTTCCATGTCTAACCTCCTAATATGAAAAAAGCAGGAGTTTTATTCTCCTGCCTCAGTCACAAGGTTATTATTTCTCAATACTTCTATTTCTGTTTCATCAGATGTTGAGTAAAGTCCATCTTTGAATTGAATAGAAGTTCCCGCTATAATTAAGTTTTTATAACTAGATTGAAAAGTTATTCCTTTTGCTATTTCAGTAGTGGCTATTTCTTCCACTACTCCATTTTCTTTTTTAGTATCTTTTGCCATTACTACCTCCTATGATATTTTTACATTTTTAACATGCACTTGGAATGGTAAATTCTTTATTTGGTGAGCATACTCTCCGTGTAAGAAATACTTATCAGCTAAAGCAGTTTTAGCTCCTTCTTCTTCTTTTATTGAATATAATTGTCTTAAACTAATTTCATTTAAATTAATTAATAAAAATTCATTGGGTGCTAAAGATGGAGCAGGGAACACAGATACAACTCCTGCATTTGTAACTATTTCTGTAATTACAGTTCCTGTTACTTTTTCTTTTATATCTGCTCTAACAATATCTTTATTCAATTTATTAATTTGAATAGCTATATCCCAAGGTACACATACGAAGTATTTACCAGCTTTTAAATCTGCTGCTCCTGGATTTCCTTTATTAACTATTGCTTTTGCTGCTGTTGTCAATAAATCAACTGAGAAAGGTTGATTTCCAGCATCTAAAACTATTCCATGTTCTTTAATTAAAGATTTAATACCACCTGAAATTCTTAATTTACCATTTACA